CGCCTAGAATTTGAGAAAGCAAAGCTACTCGTTGGTCGGTATTACCGGTGCCGAGCCCTACTTCAATCGTAACATCCATTTCCTTGTTCGCCCAGTCCATCGGATTCATTTCTACAAATTCATTTCGCAGTCGAATCATTCTTGGCTTATCTTGGTATTTAGTAATAAGCTGGAGAATAGAGCGGAACATATCCTTGACGCCGGTTTCAGCGAAGATACGGGCTATGAGCTCTATGCGTTGTGTGGCCGCATTCATCAGCGCATTCACGCTTGTTGCGGTTGTATGTGATTTTTGAATAATATCCGGATCCGCTCCCATTTGGGTACGGGAAATACCGGTACGTGATTCTCGGAGTTGGTCTATCTTTTCGAGCATGGATAGGCCTTCGTTCAAGAAACTTGGTGTTGCTAAAGGTTGTACGGCTCCGGGCCCTTTCACCCTGACAATACCACCCGGTCGAGAGGAAATTAAATCGTCTAAATTAACTTGGCCATCTACTACTACGTTCCTTGCATTGTTCTGCAAGTACATGTTATCCATTGTTTGTCGCAGGATGGTGCTTTTGATAAGCTGAAGATCCATCACTAGATCCGCCACACTCATTCCAAAGAATAAATGAGGCATAGGAATTGGCGTTACCATTGAGAATGGAATATGGTCGATCGCTTCGTTTTCCAATACATAGGCCTTGTTACCAGCCATTGTAATCTTGCGTAGTTCAGCGTATCCAGTCTTATGATAGTCAATGCGTGTATAGCATTCAATCATTTCAATCCAGTCGGTTGACTTGTCGATTGATTGAAACTCCATTGATGGATCGGATGTTTCGTATAGTTCTCTTGTTGTATGTTCTTGATTATAAAACGTGTTGGTGTAGGTAGGAAGTTTATTGACAACCTTCTTGGAAAAACCCATGTTCATGAGTTCGGTTCGAGTTTTAAATACTCGGTGCGCTATGAACTGGGCGTCCTGAATATTGGTTGCCCTTCGGGATACATAAATTTCTTCGGGAGGAACGGGAACAACTTTTATTTTTCCAATTTTTTTCTTGCGCTTAATCTTGACATCATAGATCAATTCTACGCCTACATCGGTTTGATTTTCTATTACGTCATGATTAAGAACATCAACCTCGTCATCAATCAATAATGATTGAAATTCTGTTTCAATTAATCCTTTGTATTCTTCTTCTTTTTCTTCAATTTCTTCGGAGTAGTAATGCTTGACAAAACCGTTCTTCTGCATCAACGCATCCTTGAACATGGTATACAGAATGAGAAAACCCGGATTGTCTTTCATAAAAATATAATTGACGTAGTCCGTGCATTGTTCCGCTATCGTTTGATCTTCAGGCCCTTTGGGCTCGAAGCGAACAATCTGCTCCCCTGCTGTGAATATGCGTAATAAAGATGGTAGGATTGATTCAATAACCTCTAGTACATCTTGTGATACAACTTGTGAACGTCCTTCAATTTCATTACCGTACGGCTCTCCCAGATAATATTTATAGGCGGTTCGTCTTTCTTGAGGGATCTTTCCCTCTAACCAACCTAATGAATTATCTAACTCTTGGCCAAGTAATGCAAGGATTTCAGAATCCCTCATTTTTGCCATAATTTATCTAAACTTTTCCCCAGTTTTTAGCGTGTGTTCTATCTGGATCAAATATTTTACCACGAGTTATATTTTTTGTTGTGTCCCAGTTTTTCGGTTCGCTTGGAACGGCTGTATATTTTCCTTTGTTATTTGGCTGCGCTGCCGCATCCAAACGATCTATTGTTGCATCATATCCAGCTACCCTGTATTCACTACGAACAGAACCGGGCCCAAAACTTAATCGGCCGTGATAAGGTTTCCCTCTTGAACTTCCCATTTTTTACTCCTTCCATTGAATAACGAGTGGTGCGCCATCGGCGCCCACTATTTCTTGTTGTGTCTTATCTCCATACACTTTCGGTACCAGCTTGCTTGCCGTCCAATGAGCATCGTGCATTAAGAGTTTAAGTGCATGTGTTTCTTCCAGTCCAACCGATCCCTTGTTTTTGGAACGATCATAGGTATCCAAACATTTCTTTCGATTGTCGGAAAGGATATACTCCACCCCTTCCTTTTTGGAGCGATTATACTCCTCATGAAATCCCTCTTTTTCCCGCAGCCATGTGCGGATTGTTTTCCAGCTTGGCATCTCCGCATCCGTAGTAATGGAGCGAATAGACTCACCGGTGGCCAATCGGTCGCATATTTCGGCTATTAATTCGGGGCTGTATTTAGTCGGCATGACCATTAGATAATTCCTATGTTTGGATATTTTATTTTACTTGAAAATTGTTTTGATTCATTGAGTCCCACAGCAAGATACCGGAAGGCATCGGCTGCATGGGAGGCCCATGAATGCTTGGGCTTGTTTTTCATTTGGCCCGTCTTGTCGTTGCGTTCCCATGAGTATTGGCGCAGGGCTTCGAGTCCTAGTTGGCATTTATCCCGATCAAACCAGCATCGAGGTAGAATCATGCGTGCCGCATTGATCCCGTCCTCAATCGAGAGTTTTGGTACAATCGTAAAATAGAGACCAAGATTACTCGCAATTTCATTCCGGCTTTTTCCAGATCCCAATTCCCTCACTTTAAGGTCATGGGGCCCGTAATGATCGCCGTATTTGTAATCCTTGCTTCCAAGATACTTGGCGTAGTGCTCCAGACTTTGACCGGAGTTCTCATAGTATTCAATCAGGTGGATGCGGTTGCCAACATTCTGTGCAAACCAAATGCTTGTAGCATCACCGATCCCTAAATCCCAGTAGGTATTCACCTCGTATTGCGTATCATACTCGATGTTCGTTATTTGTTCTTTATCCGTTATATCACTAATAGCACGGGTATAGATTCCTCCCAAGACACCAGCATCAAAAGAGCATTCAAACTCTTGTTCAAACTGCTCCGGCGACATTAGTTTCTTGGAGCCCTCTAGTTCTTCATCATCAATGATATTCGTTTCACTTGCCTTAAAAATGGCGGAATACCAGTCTTTTGAATTACGAGCATTATCGTATAAATCAAAGAAGGCATTATGTCCGGCTGGTGTGCCTATGGCGATCAGCCATCCTTTCCGGTCAGCTAATGCTGGCCGCAGCACTTCCCATATTGCCGGTGGCATCAAGGCAATCTCGTCTACCACAATTCCATCAAAGCGCATGCCACGCAAATTCTGGTAGGCGTCTGCTCCAAAGCATTGTATTCTTCTCTTGCCCGGCAGATCCACACGCAATTCCGTTTCATGATATTTCACATCCGGAATGGTTATGGTGTAATCCATCAGATAGCTCCATGCCGCTTGCTTGGCCATCCTGTAGGTTGGCGCTATATAGCCATAACGTGGGCTATCAAGCGAATTGAGCATACATTTCTTAATCAATTCGTTGAGGACAAGACACGTCTTGCCAAATCTTCGGTGGGCGACTAGAACATTCCAGCGCTTTAGATTATCATGTATTATCTTTTGGTGAACTCTTGGTTTGTACGGTATCGTTACTTTCACGTCTATTCCTGTTTAATACACCCCAAATACTTGCCACATCTCTCTCCTTGACAACACCTCTGCCGCTTTCCCCATCGGTAGGCGCCACAGGTTCATCCAGTCCTAAAATGTGCTTGGAAAAATGATTCTTAAAGTTGCTGTACTTGGTGGTGCGTGGATTGACATTCTTCTTGCTAGGGACAACTTTTGGCTTGAATCGAGGAGTGCGTAGGCTTCTTGCTACGGGATTTGATTTTCTCATCTAGGCCCCACAGCTCGGACAATCATCGGGACATTTGCAGTCCGCCTGTGATTCCGCTCCGCATACCGTGCATTTTTCTTCCATTGTGTCCTCCTTATCGGGTTCAGGCTCCACCGTTTTGAGCCGGTGAAAACTGTTTACCTTTTGTGTTAATATTGTGTTAAATATGTTCATTTCCTGTGATACTCCAAATGAAATCCAATTAGATTATTCTGGAAATCCGCTAGAAATTTCGGATAATCCTCTGAAGGCATGTCAATGAAGCCCTTGAACTCCTTTGGGCCGTCCTTGATCTTGCGATAAATTTTGGTTCGGTGAAAGAGTTTCTTCAACCCTCCCTTGCCGATTTGACTCACCTCAAGAATATGTGTGTTGTTCTCTGGGTTCATGTAATCTCGATGGTTCGGGCCTTGCGGCTCTCGGGAACAATGCGCTCCAAAGATACCTTGAGCAAACCGTCCTTCAGTTCGGCTCCCTTAACCTCAACATCCTCTGCAATCGTAAAGGACTTGGAGAAGTACCTCTTGGCAATTCCCTTGTGAATGACCTCGTCCTTTGCTGCTCCCTTCTCATCCTTGACGGACTTGATGGTGAGGATCCCATCTGCATAATCCACCGCTATGTTCTTCTTGTTATATCCTGCAAGGGCAATTTCAATATTGTAGGTATAATCACCTGTTTTGCAGATATTGTACGGCGGGTAGGTTGGGACTGACCAATCATCATCGAACATCTTTTCAAAGTGGTTAAAGACGCTGTCGTACCCAATGGTTACTGGTCTGAGTTGGTTAAAGATAGATAATGCTTTATTCATTGTATACTCCTTTTAAAGCAAGTTTAATCCTGACATCCATTATGGCCTGTCAGGGCTATATAAATGGGGGTGGTAGTTATTGTATGACTCCCCATGAATAGTGGAAGGAAGGTCTGGGGGTGTCCGGCCTTCTCTATGGAATCACTTTAGAATCATTCTAAAATAGATTGTTCCGATAACTAAAGATTATAGGAAGTAAGCCATTAAAATACTTAATGATTCCGCTATTTTTATTATTATTAATGATTGTATTGATCTTATTTATTAATTTTATAATAATTAAGGGCCTTATATGCTCTTATGTGTTACTTTAAGCATAAAAGGGATTAATTATACCCTTTAAACGCCTATTATAACGCCCTCAGTTGATTAATAATGGAATAGGTATCAAAATACCCTTAGATATTAAAAAAGGCCCTCAATAGTTAAATTAAAGGGCCTTAGTATGTTATAGTTCTTTAGTCTGAGATATGTGAAATACGTATACTTTCCTGTAATAAGGTTCGTCTAGCGCTTGGCCGTTTTTATCAGTTGTAACCTTCACCATGATCTTACAACCTTGTTGACCTTTTTGCACTATTCGATTCTTACCTAGCCACGCTTTATAAGTGAATACGTTTTCTTTAGGATCTATTTCTTTGGCCTTAATACCATGAATAGATGTAAAGTGATTAACTACTGTATTATAGTTAATGACTTGATCTTTACCGGCTTGTATTCTTTTAAGGGCTTTTAATCCTTCGTCTATTCTATTAGCCGGTACAGTAAAAGAACCTTTAGCAACCTTTTTTCTTGCGGGGTGCTTAAAATTAGGCCCTTTTAAGTCTTCTTTATAAATTAGTTTATCTATAAACATTTAATACCTACCTTTTAAATTATAGGTATTATTATAGTTTAAATAGATTGTCAATAATTATAATTGACAATAGTTGTAATTAGTATTAATAAGATTTTAACAAGGTAGGTAACATGCATAGCATAATGATAGTATTAAACCTGATAGGCCTGAGTATTGTAAGCGCTTTAATGGTTGGTACTCTGTTGAATGTATTTAAAGCGTATAGACAATTAAAAATGTCTTTTTTAGAGGTTTTAGTTGGGACGCTTAAAATGTTTCTGGTTGTTTTCTGGATTCCGCTTTTACTGAGTATCTTTTATTTATATTTTACGGCGTAATGCAATACGCTATAAAATACATAAGATATTTGAAGGCCCTGAAGTCAATTAGATTAAGAATATTAAAAGATTTACAATTAAAAGGCCGTATAAGACGGCCTTTTTTAAACTTTAAAAAATAAACACAGATAGTATAAAATAATTATACAAAAGGAGTAAGTTATGTATGATACTGTTAATTTTAATCAATTTAATGATTGGTTTATTAAAGATAATAGCAATTATAAAGATAACTTTTCTTATGAAGGGAGAAAAGCATTGTTTGATTATCTTGAAGAATTAGAAAATGACGCTTTTGATACTGACAACAATCCTCTAGGGATTGCTTTTGATCCAATAGCGTTGTGCTGTGAGTATTCAGAATATGAGAATATTCAAGAATTTTGGAACGATTATGATAAAGAAGATTATCCAACAATTGATAAAATTGAAGATAATACTGCTGTTATAAAAATCCAAGATAGTAATAAGTTTATTATACAAAGTTTTTAATAAGCTATTTAATTAATAAAGGGGTTAATAATGAAAGCGAGTAAATAATGAATAAAAAAATCGTTAGGGTATGTTCTTACTCACCTGATATGATTGATTATCACATGGACTTCACGGAAACAGTTAATAAATTATTAAAATCTAACAACATCAATTTTAAACTTTCTTCATGTTCATATGGAGGTGAGGATTGTGGAGATGATTGGCGAGTATTATTTGAATTAAAAAAGAAAGCGAGTAAATAATGAAATTGAATAAAAAACAGATAAAAGAGTTAGAAAAAATTGGTTGGAAAGTTAGGCCAGAGGGATTTTGGTTTGGCTTTGATTTTGACAGTAAAAAACCTTTAAGCAGTATAGTAGATAATTGCAATTTGCCTATTGATGAAGGTACTAAAGGATATGATTTTGTATGCTTTGGCTTTAAGAGAGAAAGTGAGGTAAATAATGGATAAAACAATAAGAAAGGGCCGGATTAAAGACCGGCCTTTTTTATCTAAAAAAAAGTATTGTCAATTATATTCAATTAGTGTAATAAGATCGAACGGCACGGGGTAGTGCCACAGGATTGTGTTTGATGAGTATTATAATTGAAAAAGATACCAACCTCTATGACACAAAGTAATCAAGAGTTCCTAAACTACCCCACTTTAAAGAGGTGTAATATGATAACTATTAAAGATCATAAGCAACTAAAGAAGGTTTATAAAGTTATTGGATTAGAACCTAAGATCTGTACAGGCAATAAGGCCCGTTGGTTGAAGGTTCTGGAATGTTTGATTATTCAAGCGCCGTATTTAGAAAATACGCTTGTCTTTAAAATGGGAAAAACTATTTTTCAGTTTGAAAATAATTTTATGTCTATTATGCAACTCCCTAAATGTTATTTAATAGATTTTTATAAAAGATTATCACGCAAGAAAAGTAGTATTTTTCCGGAATATGAAAACCAATATGAAGATATGCTTTATACAACCTATAAAAACTTAGTGAAGGTTGAATAAATGAATCATAAAGAAATAATTGATGTCGCTAATAAATTAACCAATGAAAATATAACACAATTAATTAATATATTTTCTGATAGAATATCGGTTTTTATTGGTTCAAATAACAAGGTTCAATTTTCTGGCGAATTAAGTAAAGAAAATCCAGCTTGTTTAAATGGTGCGGGTATTCAAATTAATTTAGAATATTGCGACAAGAAAAATTCTTTTGTAAAAGAATACAAAGAATATCTTAAATAAAGGGGGTGAAATAAATGAATCAAAAAGCCAGACTAGTTAAAGCTGAAAAAAGATTAAATGCGTGGTTTGATGATACTATTGAAGTGATAGGCAGTAGTAAAAAAACAAACAACGCCATTAAAAAAGTGATTAAAAAAAAGTTGATGGATAAAGCTAAAAAAGGTAAGTTATAGCTTAACCATGAAAACACTATCGTTTATCTGCGCTACATTGGGCCTACTTTGTAGTTTGAATGATGCACCGGACGTTAAATCTACACAAGATTTGGTTGAAAGGTGTGTCATTCAAGAAAATTCTTTGTTGCCCGAACATGAGCGCTTTCCCATTGATTTTGTTGTAAGTGTATCGGCTTTGGAAACGGGGTGGTGGACGTCAAGATTCTTCCAGATAGGAATTAATGCCTTTGGCGTAAAAAATATTGACGTCAGCGAACCACATATAAAATCTCTTGAAAGCCCGTCTGTCATGGTAAAAGCGTATCACACTCTCTGTGAAAGCGTGTATGATTTTATGCTTTTACTAAACACCGATAAAAACTACGTTGAGTTTAGGGAAGTCCGCTTGAAACAATGGATTGTTAATGAAGTCAATATTTATGACTTGTTTGATACCATGTATAATTATGCGGAAGATCCACTCTACATTGAAAAACTGTATCGGACAGCCAAGAAGGTAAGTCCAGAAACACGTTAAATCTAGTGTAATGTAGGGCTAATCGGCCTCATGTAGTCCTGTCCTGCTACTACCATGCTAAATAAAGAGGCCCAATTCTGAGCATCTTCCACAGTATTAAAATTAGAAATATTAACCTCTACGCTTTTATCAGCGAACACCCCTACTTGAAATTGAACGTCCTCTGCATTTAACAATACGTTATCCGCTAATAGTTTTGCTTTTTTTGTGTTCTGTGTCATGGTAAAAAAAAAGCCGGAAATCCGGCATAAATGAAATTAGATGTGTCAAACAGACGCACCTATAATATTATAGCGAATTATACCATGTAAGATACACATTGTAAAGAACAAAATGAGAACAAAACGGAAATAGTTGTGGAACAATTATTATGGGGCAGAGCAACGCTACATCCAATTCCTAAATTAGGATATTGGCTACGATTTCTCGTATACGATTTCTATTGATGCCCCATCATTTTTTTTTCATCTTAAAGGCCATTGTGTCCTTTCCTATGGTAAAAGAACCACTTAGAACCTTCGATAAGAGCAGTAATTTCTGCTTCTGATCGTCCGGCAAACTATCCGCTAAACTTCCAAGTCTAATTTTGGGCTTGGAGTTGTTTTTTTTCCATTTTATTTTTCTTCGCATACCTTCCATCTACAAATTCTGCAAGATCCAATAAGCCGTCCCTTAGAATATCCATAAAATTCCTTGCTTTGCGCCTAGAATGGCCGGCTATTTCAAGGCATGATTTGTTATCAATTACAACCAATTCCATTATTTTTAAACAATGAGGTTTAATGGAGTCCTTGTAGTTCCAATAAATCTCTTTGGCCTCTAGGTTTTTATCAAACCATGAACCTTGCTTGGCATGGCCTGTTTTCTCTGAATATTTGGCAATTACCATGCTATCCATCTTAGCAAAGAAATGTTTTTCAGCGTAAATGTTGGACGCTACCCACATTTTAAGATTGAGAAGGCGGATTGGGGAGAGGATATTGTTTTGATAGTACCAAAACATCTCATTTCGTTTGCGTCTAGGTTTAAATTCTTTCTCTTTTGGTTGCTCATTCTTCTTCTTCTTTTTTTTGCTCAATTTTTTTCCTTATTTTTTGACAGTTGATATGTAAATAATCGAGGTGTGGGTGCTTTTTAATAATTTTCTCTATGTGAGATTCTTGCAGCAAACCCTTTTGGAATAGACTGTATATAGCATGGTCAGAATCTTGCAAGGGTAAATAGAATCCATCTTGCAATCTTTTTAACTGAAGGTTCTCTTTGGCGTCCGCTCTTTCCTTTTGTTTAACAAACGGATCTTTATTTTCTTCCTTCAGGCGCCGGATTAACGCTAGCATATAGCTAAAAGGTTCAGCCGGCTTTTGAACCTGTGTGTTCTCTAAGGCAATCTTAACCAAAGAAGCATTAACTTTTTCCTTTCCTTCCTTAGAGGCCTGTAAAAGTTTTCCTAGTAAACCTCTTATTTGTTGCTCACTCTTAGAAGGGTAGACTTCTTTTAAGAATTGTAGTCCTCTTGAAAATATATAGCTCTTATCGGCGTCTAGCCCTATAGGATATATACTTTGACTTTGACTTTGAATGGCATTCCGATCGCTTTGCGATCGCATACCTTCATCATTAGACTTAACTAGATGAATTTGTTGTTTTTTTTTCTCTCTTTCCCATCTTGCCTCTGCGCCAACTAGCCCAGCTTTAGACAAATTTTGGATTTTTTTCGCCGTCTTTTTGGCCTCTGAATTTGTAAAATATCCATTCTTTCTGCGATATTTTGTTTTAACAACGTCCCAAATCCGCTCAAATTTAGCAACATTTTGATCCAAACCGATGATTCGAGCTCTCTGCTGATCGTCAGCCGGTATCCCTTTTCCCTTATTATGTATCTGATGAATGATATAAAGAAGGTAGGCCATTTGGCATTCAAGCGACCAACCGGCCGTATCCATTAGAAATTCTTTATATTTAAAAGGAAAATAAAATATTTTACTACTCATTCAAACCACACAACTCTTTAATGGTATGTGCGTGAACCGGTGGTTGACGTAGATAATGAATAATGGCCGTATGATCTCGGTGTAAAAATTTAGCCATTTGATTCTGTGAAAGAGGGGTAAAAAGAGTAGCTAAATATACTAAATCTCTACGGGCGTTTACTAAATGTCTATCTCTCCTATGGCTAATTAATTCATTTAAAGAAATTTGATAATAGGCACATACATATTTAGATAATTGGTGTAAGGAATAGCGCTTAATATTTGTATTAAAAAAGGGCAGTTGATGGTCATAAAATGCTAAAAGACTACGCAGTTTATTGATTTCTTCTGCTGTTAAGCTATTATCTATATCCATTCTTTTCCATAGCCCACATTAAAAGTTTTGGCAATAAAATAATTTGATTGACTTAAATTGAAAGTAGATATACCAGTATTAAATGATAGATATTCAGCAAATACCTACCTTAGAATACGGGGATAATGCGGTGAAGGCTTTCACTCTGTGGTATAAACAAAAACCTTTGGGCGACAGCGTTGTTTATTTTCGTGGTTTCTTAGCGTTGTATCTATCAACTGCTAAAAGCGAAGGAATTGATAAAATGCAAACACATGTCTTGAATATGGCGGAACAAGAGAAGGTACAACTTACTCAGTTTCGGCACGCAGAAAAAGATTATTCGTATATAGCAAAAAGGGTGCGGTAATTATGCCAACTCCTAGAGCCGGATATTATAACAAACTTGGCAAACGAGTATCAGGCGTAACAACTATAATGAGTAATTTTAAAAATCCCGCCGGCCTAATGTATTGGTCGGCGGATATTGCATTAGAGGTGTTGCGAGAGGTCTTTACATTACTCACGGATTACAGACAAGCATTAATAACGCTTAAAGAAACAAATAAATTAGATAAAAAAGTTTTAGGCCGGTTTAAAGAATTGGATGCGTTTCTGGAATCCAAACCGTTAAACAGGGCCAATTATAAAAATGAACAAACAAAAGCTACGGGTACCGGAACGCTTGCACATGAGTTAATACATTTACATACAGTTGAAGGGGAGCCCACTCATGACCACTCAAACAAGGACGCTTTTTTGGCATATCAAAATGGCATGAAATGGTGGAATGAACAAAATTTAAAAATTATATCGGCGGAAGAACAACTGATTAGTGAGTTCTATAATTATGGGGGAACCTATGATGCGTTAGCCCAAAGAAAAAATAAGAAACTGGTTTTGATTGATTACAAAACAAATAAAAAATTATATTCGGACGTAATCATTCAATGTGGCGCTTATGTAAATTTGTTGCATGAGGCCAAAGGACTATGGATAGATGAAGTGGTTATATTGCATGTCAGTAAGGAAACAGGCATGTTTAAACCGGTTCATTTAAGCCGTAGGGAAATAGAGGAAGGTTGGGAAATCTTCAAAAAATTTTTAATCTTACATGAGGATAAAAAGAAATTGGATAAAATGATATGAATAAATTTAATGGCATTATAGAAAAAAAGAGCGATCAATACAATTCCCTTTTGATTGATGGGGAGTGGTATAAACCTAATATAACATGGGATAATCAATCGGGTGAAGCTGTACCGGATGTGGATTTTTCTCCATTCACGACCGGTCAACATGTTGAGTGCAACTACAAAGAGAATAAATCTACAGATGGAAGGGTGTTTAAAAATATTACTTTCATTAAAGAATTTGATGGTAAGGCGCCTACTAATTCCGGAGCAACCCCTAGTAAAGTAAGTAACATTACAAGAGAAACAACCTCTGATAGTACAGACCGTGTTAGTCAGCAAAGAAAAGATATTTATGTTACGGGTATAGTCGGGCGCTCGATGGGGAGCGGTCATTTTTCTGTTGATGAAATTGACCAACTTACTGAAAATGCAGTTAAAGCGTTTAACAAGCATGTTAAATAATGAAAAAACATATCCGTGTATTCCGCAAGTTTTGGGAAATCGGGGAGCAGGATGTTGGACGAGTAAGGTGTATGGGCTGTGTGATGGAAAAGGTAGCGCCGAATTATAACTGTGAGATTCACCACATAAAAGGGCGTGGCATGGGCGGCAGTAAAACGGGGGAAAGGGACTCGATTGAGAACCTTGTTTTGCTGTGCCGCTCTTGTCATCAACGAACGGATATGGATAAACCTTTCAATCAGCGCTTACAAAAACACGTGGAAAAAGAAATAAAGAGAAAAAAGAATAACGACAATGAACCTGATTATCGCTATGATGATTTCAGGGATGAAATTAAAGTTGTAGAAAAAATGAATAAATTGAGGTAAGGATAATAATGGTTAGAGTAATGAACATAGCCCTTCCTGAACGGCGGTTGGGAATGTCAAGGCATAAAAAAATATATGATATGCTTGATTCTTTAGAGCCCAATAATTGCTTGTTGATACAATACGCCGAAATTGGAAAAGTTAAAAACCCTCAATCTCATATTGCTAAAATGGCTGAGAGAAAGTTTGGTAAAGGGCAGTATCATATTCGTAATTTAAAGGAACTACGGGCTTTTGGCGTATGGAAAAAGTAATTGTATCGGAAAAACAAGTTGAGGAGGACATGCATTATTTATCAAGCACGGATCAACGAGAGGCTGACTTAAAAGCAAGGGCGGAGCATTTAAAATTGTATAAGGATGTGGTAATAGATACACTCAAAACAAACAACTTTGACAACCTTAAATCCGATGCAGAAAAAACATCCCGTGCCCGATCAACCGATGAATATAAAAAACATTTACGGTTAATGCGCAAAGCGAATGCACAAAGCAGAGGGGTGTTCAACAAGCGTAATACGGCTGATAAAAGAATTAGTATTTTTCAAACCTTACATAAAAGAGGCGCTGTATGATTTGGTTTCATGTGGCCGAGATTGCGTTGCTGGTAATCATTATCTTTTTATTATGGGGAATAGGAGAACAATTATATAAATGACAAAACCTATTTTACAGATTGAAGAACTATCAGAGGGTGGAGAAAATCCAAAAACAAAAGTACATGAAAAACCTGCGTGGGGAATTAAGTTTTTTGATGGAGAAGAAAGAATACTTTTCAAATATAAGATTATAGAGTATCTCTCAATGGCATACAGAAAATCGGTCGGTCATTTTGAAAAAAGAACAGTTTTAACAACAAGTGGAAATTCCGTTATTGTTTGGCTGATCGTTTTTGAAGATGGTCGTAGTGGCGATCTTCTACCATCAAAGGATTTTTGTACAAAACTAGCTGACGGACACATGCAAAGAAACCAAGAAGATGTAAAAGAATTCCAAGCTCCACAATCTCCCATCTTCACGGAACCCATTACATCTCCAGAGGAGAGAATAGAGGTGGATCAATTCAGGGATCAGGTGAAGGCAGATGAATACAAAGAGTTAAGAAGAAAAGCTGCTGAACCGCACCCTGAAGCTACAGGATATGCAGATACAAAATAGTTTTGGCGTCTATTCTGCTATATTTCCTCCTAAGGATTCCGCCGTAGAATAGGCACAAAAAAAAGGGCGAATGGATTACTCCACTCGCCCTGATCTATTTCTTATTAATATTTTCTTGTAAAATTTTTAGAAACCATGAGTTATCTTTTATAACTGTTAGTAACCCATTTGTTATTGAGTTCACTACTATTTCCTCGTTTGAATCTTTTGACAAAATATTCCCCTCTTGTGTCAAACTCATTTCGTAAGCTACTGCATGTAAGACTTCATGGAGTAGTGTGTTCGCAAAATCTTGCGGTGTTAAGTCCTGTTGTATTTCAATCTTGTTTGCTCGGTGATGGTATTCACCGTAACTATCCGTCTGCTTGGCAAAGTCTGACCGAATAAACTCAATAGTAATATCTTTATATCCAACCTTAATTTTTGTTGGACATTTAATCATGTTTTCTTTTTCTTCTTTTTCTTTTTCTTTCTTTTATTCTTGTCTTTTTCCTTGTCTCTTTTTAATTGTGCGTAGCCTGCCTTGGTGTAGGCGTAGTGCTTACCTCCATACTCTGGCATTTATTACGCTCCCCCTGATGTCATTTTA